TTCCAGCCTTGCTTGTTGACCACAATCAGGAAGCCATCCTCTCGCAATCGGTAGCTGAGCACGTCTTTGCCCATCAGCTTGTTGACAATCCTTTTTATCTCGTTTTCAGTCATTTCAACCTCCTGCCCCCTCACCCGCTGCGGGTAAGGGGGCACTTTTATCCAAGGGTTAACTATCGGCGCGTAAGCCGTCTTCCAGTGCGGTGCCGAGAATGTAGGTCACCAAAATTGCGATAATCCCTGCCAGTTGATCAGCGTCCAGTGGGAAATCGGGTTTCCAGGCTTTGATGATCATGAAAACCAGGCCTACCAGGGCTGCCCAAAATTTTCTTGAACCCAACAGCAACTTCAATTTAGACATACTCTCTCCTTTCGCACTCAGGCGACGTTATTTTTGAACAGCGGTCTGAAATCATTGACCCAGACAGCCAGGTAGTGGCGCACTTTCAAGCGGTGTTCATCGTTGCTGAAGACCGCCGGAGAAAGTTCATCGCCAGCGATAAAGATTTCGGGTGCCAGACCAAAGCGTTCGCCCACAAAGATGGCGGGTGCCACGTGCGGGTCACACACAGCCGCCCAGTCGTTAGGATCAATCCATTCCGGAATTACCAGCGGCACGGCGCTGCCTTTCAAAACGTTGTCATAGACGTAATCGGCTTCGCGAACCAATGAACCTGTGCAAATTTCCATTGCGGTCTTCTGCAGGGCGCGCGGCACCAAAACGAACTTGGGATTTACCGCCATTTGGGGTCCGCTACCATACAGACCGACGCTGTTCTTGACCAACATCGGCTGGGCGTAAACCTTTGCGCTGACCAAATCCCAGTTCCCAGGGTTAAGCGCGAGCGTGCCCAGGTTGGCATGCCCACCACTGGCTGTGACCTGATTAGCATTGAACAGCGCTTCTCCACCCGCCAGGTTTGGACCGACACCGCCATTGGCTGTGAAAATTTCCGCGACCAGCCGTGAAATTTTTCGCATACCGGCGGAGGCCAGCTCACGCGCGTAAGCGCGTAGTTTGCGAGTCTCATCCCGATCGACCAATTCCAGCGTCAAGGGGATGTATCCGCCATATTTCGTGAAACTGGCCGTCTCCGGAGAATCACCCACCATCAATTCCGGATAATTGGCACCCTCCTGAATTATCGGCAGGTCCCCTACCGTGCCGATCAGTGTGCCGGTGATATCATGCAGGCTGTTGAAATGTTCCTGCACCGTGACATCTTTCCACCAGTCATAGCCAGCCCTGCCCAGTTCTTCCCAGGTGTTGCTGACCAGTTTGTTCAGGCTGTTTTTCACCAATCCGCTGAAATCGGCCGTGGTCGCCAGGTGGGCTCGCTGTGGAAAGTAACCTCCATGCAGATCGAAATCTCCTGTCAGGCTGAGATACAGTTCGCGGATACCAGAGAGTTTGGCGACTGAGGCGTTAACCATTTTCTTCTCGCGAGGAGCAGCAAACAGGTCATCCACTGCCGCCTGGATACGCTCACCCGGCTCGATCATGCCCTCAATTCGTGCGGGACCCTTGACAACGTGGCTGGCCTCCAGCTCGCTGAGCAGCGTATGTGCCTCGCGAAGGGCTTGTGACAGCTCTGCCGGCACGAAGCTGCGATTTTGAAATTGTTTTCGAATGTTGTTCTTCATGCTTTGCGGCAATGCGGCATTCGAGAGGCTGCTTTCGAGCAGATAAGTACTCATCTCTGCTCTCATTTGGTGCATCTCAGACAGTTGTGTCTCCAGGCTTTTGCTCTCCCTAGTGGTTTCGCTATCAACACCTCCCTGGTCGAAATCAGTTTCCTGAAGATTTATCGTATTGCTTTGAACAGGCATTTTCAATTCTCCTTCCATAATTGGGTTGATTCCGAGTTGGTTGAGGGCTCGCAGAAAAATCCCTCCACGGGCGGGGTTATAGACCAGGTCGACAGAGTAGATCCGCAGGATTTTCTCCACCTTTCCAGCCTTACCCTGAAAGAGCACATCGGCAGAGAAGCCTACCTTGACAGCTGCTTCATCAGATTCCTCCAAAACCTGACGGCCGATATCCTTCAGCACTTCTGCTGATGGTCCAAAAGCGCTCAGCTCCGCGCGCACTCCCTGGGTTTCTTCATCCCAGACCGGTTTCCGCAGCACGCCTGCGATATCCCGCACAGAGCGTTCTTTGAGACTGTGGTCCAAAAAACAATTCACACCGTCCCACATATCCAGCGATTCCCGCAAGACCTGCGCCGGGAACTGCCAGCCATTAGCCGCGCCTGCCGTGATCGCCAGGATCTCGAAGCGACCGCTGCCAGCCGGAGTGACCTCCAACGCCAGATGCTGTCGTTTTTCAGTCATAGAACTCCTTCCATTCTTCTTAATTCCCATAGCGTCTGAAAGCCGACCTGCTGCCCGCCCCACGTGTGCTAGCCGGTCGGATTCTTCCTCATTCAGATTTTTCCAGCAGAGGCTCAGGCATACGCTCGCCCATAAAGCGGTAAACCAGCCTCAGGACCTCGCGCTCATCAATCAGCGCCTGTTGGTAGAGGTCGCCAGCCACTTGGGCAACCTGCTGCCCGGCTTGTGCCAACTCACGGTTATCCCTGGCGCTAACATCACCACCCTCAACCCGAATTGGAGCGTCGCAATCAACGCCTGGGTCAAAGCAGGCGCGTCTACTTACAACTACGTGCAAAACATCTTCGAGCAGCGCGCAGATAACGCGCTGTCTTTCACTGAAGCGGCGATAGGTTGGGCTGCCGGCCGCCTCAGCTGTGGTTCGGGTTGAAGACTCTGGCTCAGCCAGGAAATGCAGTGGCAAACCGACCCCAGCAGCAATCATCTTCTTGATCGCCAGGCCGTCACTGGAAGCGTCCAGCGCTTCCAGTTTGGGCGCGAGAACAGACCATTCCTCACTTTCATCGGTCACCAACACCGATCCGGGCGCGGGCGGGTTGGCCGCCAGCTGCAACTGACGTGCTGACCGTTCTGCCTCACTGCCAAAGCGAGCCTTAACCACGTAGACAAAAGCATTGCGAAAACGGTTTAGCCGCACGCGATCTTCCAGCCAGGCACTGTAACGTGCCAGCCACTTCAAAATAGGAGTCAAATCGCCTTCGCCCCACTGGGAGCCACTCGGTCGGTTGACCGCGTAGTGCAGAACAACCGCCTCCAGCCGACCTTGTTGATCGATCTCATCCTCTTGAGGGTCATAACCGCGATAGACCAGCTCTTCGGTTTCTCCAGGCAGGCGCAAATGAAATGCCAGTTCCTGCTCGATGTCGTTTTCCCTGGCTACGATCCGGACCACATCAGTGGAAGGCAAAACTCGCAGGTAACTCATACCGCTCTGGTCAGTGGTGAGCAGCAAAAAAAGATTCCCACTCAAACACAGCTCGTCCGAAAATTCCCTGACTCGGTTTTCCATGCGATTAAGGCGGTGACTCCAGAAGCTTTCAATAAAGTCTTGAGTGGGTTTATGCAGGCAATTGGCAATCAGCCCACCTCCGGTCGCATACTGGGTGGTCAGCTCGACGATCCTGCGGGCAAGCGGGTTGAAACGCCAGGCCTCCAGGTTATCTTGCAAAACTGTCTGCCGGTCGTACGCATCGCGGTCTCTGGGTTGACTGGGATAAGAATGACTGCCCAGCCACACAGTGTTCTCTTGTTCAGGGAGAGACAGTTTTGTTCGTAAGCCAGAGCTGTCCGGGTTATTATCCATTTTCTGAAAAAGGGTCTGGAAACGTTCACGCAGACTGGTCATGCTGCCACCTCTTCTTTTACTGCCAGAGTCTTGGGGGTCTTCAGCGCGCGCTCGCAGGGCAATTGGTCAACAGGGCATAATGCCAGCACAGGCTGGGTTTTGCCGAAATAGGCCAGCAGTTGTTCCGGGCTGCCGTTCCAACGGTTGTAGTCCATATAATGTCCCACCCCACCAATTGCTGGCGCGCGCTGCGCTGTCTGGTGGATCAGCCATTGTCGCACTCCCTTTGGCAGCATAGGCGGACAGGGATATTCGGGCGTAAAAAGCGGCTGTTCCAGGCTGCGGATATACTGCGCCAGCCACCAATCCACTTTGGGAAGGTCTTCAATCCTCAGGTTTTCATTGACCCACATCGCCCTCGAATAGACGATTGGGTAGCGCCCAGTGGCTTTTTGTAAATAGTCCAATGCCTGATTCAACACTTTGGTGATGAAGGTCTTGTTTTTGCCTTGTTCAAGTTCCACATCCAGAACCAGGCGCAACTGCTCCAGGTCCGCATCCTTGAGGATGGTCAGAAAGGCATCCATCTGCCTGATGACTTCCGCATTGGGGTAAAGCACGTGGTATGGTAGGATGCATAACCCAACCCGCCTGGCTTCGTCAAAATAGCGCGGGAACATTCGGTCGCGATACCCCCAGGAGATACCGGTGCGCATGGCCACAAAGTGTATTTCAGGAATGTGTAGTTTGAATTGATCAAAATTGGGGATGCGCCTGCCGTCCCCACTAGCGTTGTGCTGGGAAAGATCGACCCCCAGGGGATAGCCCTGGTTACGTGTAAAGTAAGCCATCAAAAACCTCCATCCATTTCTTTGAGTGGATCTGCTGCCTGGATAAATTGAGCGGAAAGGGAGAGACTCCACTCCTGTTCATCCAGGATCGCGGTCATAGCCGCGGATATGATCAGGTCATCGTGCAGCAAGCCCCCCAGTGGGTCAGCCGTTCCTTCGGGAACAGACCACTTCAACCAGCGTTCCGGTCCCACACTGGCCTCGCAAGTGACTGCCCGGAGCTGTCGCTGGAAGAGTGCCTGCAACCGTTCCTGCTCATTCATCATCTCTACCGCCAGAGGGTTCGTTTGCCCCGCATCACTGCTTGTGCCGTATGCCTGACAGAAATCCTGGAAACGTCCGGTATCGATTACAGCCAGGAAACCCCAGCCAAGTTTCGATTTGACCTGACGATTGAAGGTCAGTGGAATCACCCGCTCTCCCAGGCGGTCGCGCAGGAATGAGCAGACCCCGGCGCCCACTCCACTGCTATCCACTACCATCTTTTCTACCCGCCAGTGCTGACACAGGTGGTAGAGCCGTTGATAAAGCGTGCTGTGCTTTTCACCCTGCCACAAATAACGCTGCACAACGCGGTAGCGCGGTTTGCCCGGCAGGACTTCATCCATCAGGCTGAGGTCGACCTCGACAACGGTCACCGCGGTGGCGTCACGATTGGGATTTTGCAGACCAGCCGAGAGTTCACTCTGCCGCACCTGCTCATCTTCACCTGCCAGATCAACCAGCATGGCATAGCGCCTGCCTGGTTGCGGACGATCGACCGCAGGGTGATTGCCCCGCATCAAACTCAATCTGGCTGGTGTGAACAAACCGCTGGCAAAATCGATCTCTTCGCTGAAAAACTGGGAGCGCACCATCGGGTGAGAGCGACCCAAACGAGCCACCTGGTCATCCACAAAGCGCCCATAAGCCGGCACTTCGGTGCGAACCTGCTCTGCTGTCAGGTGGAAAACCCGCCTGATGCCGTCCCTTGCTTCTGCCTGCCTGGCGGCCCGTAGTTCCCTTGCCAGCAGTGTCTGCCCGGTCCAGGCCGTGCCCCAGAAAACTCGCGTCGCGTTGGTCGAAGCTGCCATAGGCGAAATTTGCTTGTCATACTTATCAATGCCGATATCCTGCGCTTCGTCCAGAGCCAGCAAGGTCGACGCGGTCGCGCCAACGATGTTCGAGCCAGGCGCCGCAGAGAGGAAGGTCAGGTGAGCATTTTTAAAGCAATAGTGGTTCCCTGCGGTTTTGTACCATTGCTCTTGAGTGAGATAATTTGCCTTCAAGGCTGACTCAAGCCGCCGCATAGCGTTCAGACTTTGAGGCTGATAGGTTGGCGAGAGTTTCACCATCTCGGCGCCCTGAGTACCAAGCAAAGCCATCAGGTAGACTTCCAATTGCGCCTGAAGCAAGTTTTTGCCAGATTGGCGCGGGAACATGACCACAATCGACAATCCCCGCTGCCTGAGGACGGAATCAACGATGGCGTTGGCTGCCTCAAGTTGATATCGGCGCAGCCGTACACCTCCAAACACCCGGCTGAAATGCTCGATGTGGCGTAAACTGCGTAAAAAGTCAACCCGCGTGGCAATCTTCTCCGGCAGGTTTTTCTTAAGTCGTGCGATCGGGTCCGCTGCCTGGACGGATAGACCCAGTCGTGTGGTTTGAGGCACAAGAGCAAGTTCAGTCATCACTGCCACCTTCCGATCCAGCCAATTTGTCAACGTAAGTGCCCATCAGATTAAGCAAGTCATCAATCAAACCGTCATTTTGTGGACCCTGCAGGACCACCTGCACACGCAGCAGGCTGGCAAGCCTTCCGCAGGAGAGCCCCAGCATGTCCAGCGTCTTGGCCAGATCACTTGGATACGGGGCACCATCCCGGACCAAATCTGCTTCTTTGGCAAACATCTTGATAATCCTCCGCAGTAGAGCGATTTCATCCACCAGGCTGAGGCGGGCTGCCTCGGCTAGCTGTAAGCGTTCTTGTTTGCTGAATGTCTCTGAAATTCGTGAAGCGTCTTCCTGTCGTTGACTGACTAACGTCAACCTCTGCAGAAGAAGGCTATGTAAGTCATCGTGTTGTTCTTGTTCTGGAAACCGGCCGGGCAAGTCACCGCTGCCCACCCTTGAGGAAGGGTGGGCAGGGTCGAGGACTTGCGTCTGAGCCGTTAAAGTGGGGGTTTCTTGTAGCATATCACGCTTCTCCTCTTTTTTAGAACGTTTGTTCTAATAGCTGCAAGTGTAGCAAATTTAGGAGTAAAAGAAAAGGGTCAAAAGCGGAACTTTCGACACCAAAAAGTACCTTTTCGGCACTTTTTAAGCCTTCTATATGTAGATTAAGTTAAAACGGTTGCTACTATGCGCAGAAAAGATCGTGATATGAATGCGGACTTTGGGCTTGATTTTATAGATCGTGCTGACTTTGGCGTCTTGAGTCTGGTAGATTCGTCCCCCTTTCGATTGGTCGTGACAGCATCCGTTTGTTTTTCCCCAGCGCGAAGTCAGATCCCAAATTCGAATTATTGGTAAAGGGTAAATCGGTAGCCCCTGCGATGGATGCATCATAAGGTCAGAGAGTTGGCAGCTGCCGCCCATTGCGTTTCAACCATTCCCGCTTCGGCTGGTAATCCGGCATCATTTGAGCCAAAAAATGCCAAAATTCGGCTGAATGATTGTGGTGACGAGTATGGGCCAATTCATGCACGACCACATATTCAATCACATCCAGCGGCACCATTGCCAACCGGTAAGAGAAATTGAGCGCGTTTTTTCCGCTGCAAGAGCCCCAGCGGGTCTTTGCGCTGGTAATTCGCAATGACTGGACCGACAAACCCCACCTAGAGGCGTAACGGTCTACGTAGGCTGAAGTCAGTCTGCGGGTTTGTGCACGATAAAACCCATTCAGCAGCTCTGCCGCCTCAACCAGTCGGTCCTTCTGCAGCATAAAACCACTATCTTCATCAAAGGAAAGACCTATTTTTACCTGTTCGCAATGCCGCAATTGCCAAAACTGACCAAGATAGACGATTTGAGCACCGTGATGAAACTGCTGCTGCGTGCCATTCACCGGGAATTCAGCCATGCGCGCTTTAGCCTGCTGTATCCAGTCTGACTTCTCCCGCACAAAGCGCACGATTCTGCTTTTTCCGGTTCCTTTGGGCGCCCTGACAATCACCACGCCACCGGCTTTGACCTCGATAGCCAGGGTTTTTCGCCCGCTGTATTTAACTTCGTCTATAAGTTCGTGCATTCCCTGATTATAGTCAGAAAAGCAATCTCTGATTCCATTCCATCTGGCATAACCAGCCTCACCATCCTCCACTTTAGCTCAACCGAAGAAGAAAATCGCTGCGCCTGAAACAGCACAATTTTTCAACCACAACTGACTAAATCAAGTACAATCTCAGGGTATGCGCGCCTCAAAAATCCACAAAGCCATCCTCCTGGTGTCAGCCTTGCTTGCCCTGCTCAGTGCTTGTAACCGCACTTCCGGGGCGAGCCTGCCACTCGAAGATTACCGCGACCCGTATGACCGCTATACCTTTGCTATACCAGAAGGTTGGGAAACCAGCGTTGATAATCAACTGCTGACAATCGTTCCCCCTGGATACGCTGGCAGCGAGGAAGAGCTTGTTGTCAGGGTCTACAGTGCTCCTACCAATACAACCGACACCGCAACGCATATCGACCTGGCAAAGCAAGAGATCGAGCCGCTATTAGCCTCATACATCGATGACGATTATGAGGTGGTCAACGAAGGTGAAATCCGAGTGGATAAATATCCTGCCATGCTGCTCGATTTCGCCAAACCCCACCAAGACAGCTATATGCTCGGACGGGTCGTGATTGTTGCCATGCCTTTCTACATACTTGTTTTTTTTGGCACAGGGGTAGAAGCGGAATGGCAAGCCTTTTTGCCTACTTTTCGGGATATGCTCAAGAAATTTGATATGGTCAAGGCCATTGAGCCGGAAGAATAACCATGTCCATCAGCCGCCTGACCTGGTCAGTGGTTGTTAGTGTCTGGGCATTGGCAGCCTGCCAGCTTCAACCCAGCAGCAGTCTGGCACGCACAGAAGTGCCCATTTTTATCCCTCCTGCGCTGCCCGAAACAATTCAAACTGCAGACACCGCTCCACTTCCGTTCGAGATAGTCCAATCCGAAACTGAATATCTCAACCCTTTAGAGGGATTCGCTTTCAAGCCAATCACCGTCTGGTCTGACGATCAGCCCGCGCTTACGCTTCAAACCATTCAAGATCAGGTCACGCTCAGCACCGGCGACGACTCGTTCTTTTTCACGATAAGCAGCCAGCAGACTTCAGAGCCCCTGAGTTCCGTGGATTGCCTGGAAGAGACCCGGAAAAGCATGGCCGAGTCTTCCACCTTCTTTCAGGTGACAGCACTGGACGAGATGCAGCTGACTGCTGGACCTGCCGCCACTTTCCAATTCAGGGATATTGTCGATTCAAACA